GCTTCTCCACTTTCGCCAAATCAGCCATTGACAATTCGGACAAGAAACAATCCACCAAGGACAACCTGCACTCTACACTGGCGGTCCTGCATGATTTCCGTTCCGGATTGGACTTCAAGGATCTTACCTATACATTCCTTCGTGATTTTGAGCAATACTTGAGAGAAAAGGGCAATGCGGTCAATACGATAGCCAAGCACATGAGACAGCTCCGTACCTTGGTCAATGAGGCAATCAACCAGGGATATATGCACGCAGATGCTTATCCGTTCAGAAAGTACAAAATCAAACAGGAGAAGGGCAGACATGAGTTTCTTACCCCGGACGAGCTGAAGAAGCTGGAAACGGTCGAGGTGGAAGAGGAGTCCATGCGCCATGTGCTCGATGCCTTCCTGTTCTGCTGTTATACCGGATTGCGCTATTCTGACTTCTGCCAGCTCACACCTGAGAATTTCATTAGAGTAAACGGCAAACGGTGGCTGTACTTCAAATCCGTCAAGACAGGGGTGGAAATCCGTCTGCCGTTATATCTGCTGTTTGAAAGCAGGGCATTGGGCATTCTTGACCGTTATCCGGATATCGGAAGTTTTGCCGCTTTGCCTTGTAACTCGGAAGTGAATAAGCAGCTTCGAAAGCTGGCCGGATTGTGTGGTATCAAAAAACGGATAACCTACCATGTGAGCCGTCATACCTGTGCCACCCTGCTGGTTCATCAGGGGGTGGCTATTACCACTGTGCAGAAACTGCTCGGACATACTTCCGTAAAGACCACACAGAT